GCACGACTAAATATTGTTGATTGTGATGGTTATGGCTTAGAAAACTATTTTGAGGGCCGGTTCCGGCAGGGAAAATTCCAGAACCGTGATTGCATCTATGTCATGACCGCTTTGGGTGAAAAAATAATACTTATATCCGGCGGAGGCAAGGATGGCGATGAGAAGCTCATAAAAGGTAATACTTATGGAATGGCATATATTACCGAAGCAAATGAATGTCATCCGAAGTTCTTAAAAGAAGTTTTCGACCGTACAATGTCCAGCGCTGACAGAAAAGTTTTTCATGATCTGAATCCAAAGGAACCAGAGCACTGGTATTACAAGGACATAATTGATTTCCATGAATCAAAGCAGGAGCTGGATTCATCTTATGGATATAATTATGGCCATTTTACTATTGCGGACAATATGAGCCTTAGTGACGCGCAAATAAGGCAGGTCCTGGGAACATATAAAAAGAACACTGTATGGTATGAGCGCGATATTAAAGGAAAGCGTATTGTTGCCGAGGGAATTATTTTCAGATATTTTGCAGAGGCTCCGGATGATTATCTTTTTGAGGATGCTGATATCAGAGACGATGACGGAAATCTCACGGTGCAGTTCTCAAAGCTAGTAATGGGAATTGACTTTGGTGGTAATGGTTCAAAAACAACGTATTTTTTAATGGGTTATATAAACGGATATAGACGACTATTAGGTCTTGAAGAGGACGGTCTGCCAATAACCCAAGAAATAGATACAAAGGCAATTTGCGACCGTTTTATAGATTTTTATAAAAAATGTTTGTTGTTATATGGCAGAGTTGACTGGATCTTCCCGGACAGCGCCAGTCCGACAATGATTAACTCGTTGAGGTCTGCAGCAAAAGAGGCCGGATTGAATTATTCTCATATAAAAGGATGCAGAAAGAATGAGGTTTCTGACCGACCGAGAATTGTGGACCTGCTGTTCAACACTGGAAGGCTAAAGGTGAATAAAAAATGTTCATGCACCAGGACAGCTCTTGCTTCCCTTCGTTGGGATGAAAAACAACCGGATATTCCAGAAGATAAAAATATAGGAAATATTAACGACCATTGGGATGCTTTTTGTTATACAATGTTAGATTTTATTGAATATATAGAATTACAAAGATAAGGAGATGGAAAAAAGGAAACAGTGTGTAAATTCTTACTTAGAAGGCAAAGGGTACAATGTCAACGATTCCGCACTTTTTATAATCGGGATCTGTGATGACTGGTATTCGAACAGATGTATAAAAGAATTTCATAAACGCAGCAATTTGAATGGTGTTGAGATGGTTCTTAATAGAACCAATTTTGCAAAGCGTTGTTGCGGTGATGATGCGAACCTTTGCGAGGTGATTTCAGTGGCTCCGGAAAAAGAAGAGAATTCTGCAGATTTTATAAATGAATTCCTGGATAGAAATCGCTTTGATGTTATGTTTAGAGAACAACTCGAAAAGACCAGCGCAATGGGTACAGTGGGAGCATATATTTATTTGAAGAACGCAGATATTATGCTGGACGCAAAAGGAAACCGCTTTGCTAGAGGTGGAGAGGTCCGCATCAATTATGTTGAGCCCGACTGCATCATTCCTTTGACAGTCGATAATGATATGGTTATTGAATGCGCATTTGCTTCCACTAATCTGGTAAAGGGAAAAGAAAAAACCACGCTTGTAATATTCACCCAGGATGAGCAGTCAAATTATCAGTGTGAGACAGTATATTTTGATGCTAATGGTAATCGCTTAGAAAATGAAAGCACTTTTATTCAACTTGGAAATATAAAACCATTTTCAATTATGAAAACCGCAGAGGTAAATAATCTTGATAATATGCAAGGTTACGGATTGCCGAAGGTTTATAATTCGATTATTTATTTTAAGGCCGCAGATTTATGTTATAACATCCTTTTTGGCGACCTTGATAAAGGTCAAAAAATAGTATTTATTAATGAACTGCTTGCTATGCTGCAGAAGGATGAAAATGGAAACGCTTATTTGACACCGCAGCAAAAAGAACTTTTTATCCTATTAGGAGAGAAGCTTCCGGACCAGGATTCTATTGTGAAGGAATATAATCCGGAGATCAGAATTGAATCTATAACTAAAGCATTTGAACTTATTTTGTCATTACTTTCGATGCAGTTCGGTTTTGGCACACGTCGTTATACTTTCGACCAGGGCCAAATTCAAACCGCGACTCAATATATAGGCGAGCGCCAGGATTCAATGCAGGAGCTTAATAAGCAGAGAAAGCAGGCGGTTGATTATATTAACGATTTAGTGCATGCAGCTATGTGGTTTGAAAATCAGTTCAATGGCTCCACATATAATGTCGAGGAAGTTTTGAAAGTTGAGTTTGATGATTCCTTCGTTGAGGATCGTGTTGCAAAGCTGGAGCAAATGAGAACCGATGCATTATCATTTCCGGAGGTCGTAATTCTTAAGGTGTGGTATTTGATGGAAAAATACAACCTTCCGGAGGAGGAAGCGAAAAAATATATTGATGGCGGTTTTATTGATAATGACGAAAGCTCAGAAGAGTAGAGGTGATAATTATGGCCTTAAGTAGTGAGCAAATTGAAATCCTGGCGGATAAATATATCCAGGGTTTATATGGAAATATGGAGCAGGAAGTAATCGGGGATATTGCTCGACGAGTTAAAAAGACCATGAGATATACGGAAACCGCAGAGCTTCAAGCTAAATTTATGCGAGAGCAGGGGTATTCCACCAGCGAGATACAGTCGAAGGTGATGCGTATGCTCAGAGCGGATAAAGATTTTCAGCGCGAAGTTGCCGAGAACACCAAGGCATATAAGCAGGAAGTAAAAGAGCTTATAAAGCAAACGGTCGCAGAGGCAGAAGCTGCTGGAGATATGATGGTGGCCCAGGCTGGAGATATGGCTTGGAACGACGACCTGCAGATGTGGAGCGCTCATAATGTTGACTTGAAAAAACCAAATAATTTAAGTCAACTTATGCAGGCATTTACAGATCAGACAAAGGGGGAGCTTCGGAATATAACCCGAAGCTCTGGTTTTAAAGGGGTAAATACAGCACCGGTGTCTATTATGAACGCATACCAGCGCGAGGTTGATTTAGCAACTTTGGAGGTTGCCAGTGGCACTTTTTCATACGACACAGCAGTTGAGAAGTGTGTCCACCGCTTAGCTGCCAGCGGACTTCGTTCAATTGATTATGCTAGCGGAAGGACTTATGAACTGGACACTGCAGCACGTATGTCTACCAGAACCGCATGTTCTCAGCTTGCCGGGAAAATTACGGAGCGAAATATTCAAAGAACCGGAGTGGACTTGGTTTATGTGGATGCACATGCTGGTGCTAGACCAGAGCATGCCGAGTGGCAGGGCCAGGTGTATTCTTACAGCGGGAAAAGTAAAAAATACGATAATTTTGCCAGCGCGACAGATTATGGCGATGTTAATGGATTAAAGGGTGTGAACTGCAGTCATAATTTTTTTCCTTATTGGGAAGGAGATGTAATTCCGGAATTTACAGAGCCGGACAAGGTGTCTATTAATGGCAAAGAATTTACTCGATATGAAGCAAACCAAGAACAGCGCAGGATGGAACGTGGAATAAGAGCCACAAAGCGTGAAATTGAAGCAAGCCAAGCTGCCGGTCTTGAAAAGCATGCAGAAGAATTGCAAGCAAAACTCCGGGCCCAGCGCCAGGAATATATTTCATTTTCAAATAAAGCCGGAATTAAAGTTAAAGAGAACCGTCTTGCAATTATTAAAGGCACAAGTCGGAGCATGAATATAAAGTCAAGTGGTGCCATTTCAGGTGCCTTAAATGATTTAAATGATCCATTGGGCATAAAACGTTCAAAGCATGCCAAGAGTTATTATGCCGAGATTAAAAATCGAAATAGAGAGAATGTCCTTTCTAAACTAAGCAAAAATTCTGGAATGAGCAAGAAGGCTGTTGAAAAAGTTTACAACCATGTATTTATTGAAAAACATTTCCTGGAAGGACGATATAAGAATTTTGATCCAGATTATACTATGTCAGAATCCTTTAGGCGCTTATTAGAAGGCACAGATGTAAAAGACCATGATGTGCTATTGCTGAAGCATGAAAAACTTGAAGCTGATCTAATGAAGAGGTATAATATGACATACCAAGAAGCGCACGATTTGACAAATACAAAGTATAATTATAGTGATGCGGCTAGTCGGTTTGAAAAGGAGTTATTAAATGTTAAAAATTCAAAAAATAAAAAGTGAAAATAATTTAGCTTTTTATAAATATTTTCCAGAAGGAAAAGAGCACTTTGGTATTATTTCGATAAATGAAAAAACCGGAGAAGTGAAAAGTGTGCAGGCTCTTGGTGATGAGTTTGGAAGCTCTTATTTAATGCACGCAGTTTCTTGTGTTTTAAATTACTTTAATCAGCATAACTTTTTAGATTCGGATGTTGTTATTTGGAATTAAAAAAAATAATTGCAACTAAATAAAATCCTTAATATAATTATTTTAGAGGGTTTTATATGAATAAAGATCAATTATTTGATGCGGTAATGAAAGCAATTGACCAGGGTTATGATGTTGAAATAAAAAAGAATAAAAACGGAGCGCTGGTTGTGTTAAAGATTAAAAAAGAAATAATTTCACGTTGTGAATAGGCATGACGGATGAGCGATTGGGCTGAGCAGGTTTTTCCTGCTTAGCCTTTTTTTATTTTCGCAGGTTGGTGTAATGGCAGCATTTCAGAGTCCTTGTCTGAAGATCTTGGTTCGAGTCCTGGGCCTGCAATGATTAATTGCTTTTTTATAAATCTTCCATTTTTTAGTTACCTTCCCACCGAAGCTAAGCAAGGATTGCATGATGTTATTTCTTGCCACAAATAACTCATGAGGCGGTTCGATTCCGCCGAGCTTCATTTCCTCATACCGTGGAAAGCGCGGTTTATAAATTATTTTAAAGGAGTATAGAATCATGAAGGATATTATCACAATTTTAAAGGATTTAGAGATTGAAATTCCCGAAGGCAAAGATGCGGATCTTAAAAAAGCAGTGAATGAAAATTATAAAACCATCACTGACTGGCAGAAGCAGCATGACGCCAGGGAGGAGCTTGAAAAGCAGTTAAATGAAACTAAAGAGGCACTTGCTAAGTTTGACGGTGTTGATGAAGAAGGTCTTAAAAAGCAGATTGAAGAACTCAACGAAAAAATCAAACAGAACGAAGCCGATTACACCAGCAAAATTGCGGAGCGTGACCTTAATGATTTAATTAGTAAAGTCATTATTGATGCAAAGGGCAAAGATGCAAGTAAAATCATCAAACTTCTTGATATGGCTTCCATCAAGGATTCCAAAAATCAGAAGGAGGATATTGAAAAAGCAGTCAAAGCCTTAGCTGAGGATGATGTCACCAAGGGGATGTTTGGAGAACCGGAACCCACGAAGGAAGGTCAAGGCAATTTCCCCGGAAACGTAGACAAAAAAGGCGGAAGCACTGAGCTTACCATGAGCAGTGCTTTGGCTGAGCATTACAAGTAAAAAAAGTATAAGGAGGACTTAATAATGTCACTTACATTAGCCCAGGCAAAAGTCGGAATGTCCGATAAAGTTGACCAGACAGTCATTGACGAATTTAGACGCGACTCATTTCTGCTTGACCGTTTGACTTTTGATAACGCTGTTGCTCCTGGCACAGGCGGTTCAACTCTCACATATGGTTATATGCAGCTTGATACACCTGCTACTGCAGCAAGAAGAGCAATCAACAACGAATATTCAGCGCAGGAAGCAAAAAGAACAAAGAAAACTGCAGATCTTGATATCTTTGGCGGTTCATTTGAAATCGACCGTGTTATCCAGAACACAGCCGGTGCAATTAACGAGATTGAGTTCCAGCTCAAGGAAAAAGTTAAAGCAGCATCTTCTCTTTTCCATTACACAGTTATTAATGGCAATACAGCATCCACAACTCCTGCAGGTTATGTAAAAGCAAACTTTGACGGAATTAGAAAGCTTGTTGCTGGAAAAAGCACAGAGGTTTCCGCTTCAGTGGATCTCTCAACAGCTGCAAATGCAAAAACTAATGCAGATGCATTTTTACTTGCATTATATGATTGGCTTGCTACTTTTGCCGAGAAGCCAGACATGCTTCTTATGAACAGCAAAATGTTAGCTCGCATGAGCTATGTTGCAAGAATCGCTGGCTACTATGGAAGAACAGAGGACGCATTTGGTCGCAATGTTGATACTTTCGACGGAATCGCTCTTGTTGACGCAGGCCAGTATTATAACGGAACTTCAGAGGTTGACTGTGTTGCTACTGATACAAGTACAGGAGCAACCTCAATTCTTGGCATCAAGTTAGGCCTTGACGGATTCCACGGAATTTCACCAGTTGATAACAGTGCAATCGTAAAGACTTATCTTCCCGATATGAATCAGCCCGGCGCAGTTAAAAAGGGCGAGGCTGAGCTCGTTGCTGGTGTTGTACTTAAGAACACAAGAAAGGCCGGAGCTCTTAATGGAATTCAGATCCAGGCGAAGTCAGGCTCATAAATTCAATTAGAAATGGAGGGAGCTTAGTATGAACAATATTGTTGATTGGGATTATTACAGCTCCCTTTTTAGCACTATAAGTGAAAGCGAATTTGACACAGCAGAGGCCTTAGCTGAGGCGGAAGTTCAGCGCGTAATCGGACCGATTAGATGGTCCGGAATTACATCCGAAACTTTCGGATATAAAATTTTAAAAGATTGCATTTGTATGGTAATTAATAAAATGGCACGCGATGAAAGGTCCGGACTTGGCAGAGGGATTTCGTCAATTAGTAACGACGGATACACTGAGAGCATTGCTCTTTCTGGCTCTCTTGAATTGCAAGAGGAAATGGCCAGATGTATTCGAGTTTGGCTTTCCGGGACCGGATTGGTAGGTGCTTACTAAGGGGACTGTTTAATGATTCGATTACTATCTATCACAAAGTGACGGATGATTTGTGGGAAATAAAGCAGGTGTCCGGAGTTCAGTGGTCTGATAGAACTGAAAAGAAAAACGAGAACGGGAAGATAAGTGTTGCTAAATATGCAACGATAACTTTCCCATATGGTAAGTATAATAATTTGATTTTAGATGCTGCAAATGAAGAGGATGCGATTGTTTTTGGTTTAGTAAGTTTCCAGGTGTCAAATGTAAAAGGCAGCCGCATTTCAGATCTGCTTGAGCTATTTCCTAGATCCGGCAGAATAAAAGCAGTAAACCGAAACGAGAACCGTGAGTTTTTAAAAAATGTTAAAGTGACGGTGGGCTAAATGGCTAAAGATTTTTTGACAATTGATACTCCCAAAGGCCAGCTAATAAAAGCCGGCGATGGGACCATGCAAATTGTATGGAATCCGAATTTTGGTTCCAGCATGACTCAAAAGTTAACTAAGGCCCAGGAATATATCGACAGCGAATGTTTAAGGCTTTGTGGTCAGTTCGTTCCAAGGGACACCGGAATCCTGGAGCAGTCCGGGATTATGTTCACGGAGATTGGATCCGGAGAAGTTAAATATAATACACCATATGCACGACGCTGGTATTATATGCCAGCAAACTTCCAGGATGCTCCCCAGCGAGGGAACTACTGGTTCGAGAAAATGAAAGCGCAGTATAAAGATAATATCTTGAACGGCGCTAAGAGGTTTTTTGTATGACAATATCTAAGTATATTACCGAATTTTTGAAGGGTTATGAAAGCATAAAAATTGATACAAACCACGTGGCTGAAGGTTCCGACAAATATGGCCTATTTAAAAGCCCATCAAGGGACAAGACGGACTTTATTGATGGAAGTTATGAAGTCACAGAATATTATCAATTTTTTGCACGTTTTTCTTCGGTTGCTGATGCCGAGCGTAAAGAATCGGACGAGTGGCTGGAAGAGTTCACGTATTGGCTCGACGATTATAAGGTCTTAGATATTTATCCGGATATAGATGGCGACCGTCGTGTTGTTGAAATATCAGCAACCGGATGTCCGACCGCCTTAACGGATGCCGACGATAAAATCTTATATCAAATCACATTATCTATAAAATATGAAAGAGAGGTCATCTAGATGGAGACTTTAGGCAGAAGTAAATCAAAGATTTTTATTGACGTTAGTGACACATCAACTCCTTCATGGGCTCAGATCGACAAGTCGACCGTTTTTGAGCTTGCCATGAATCCGGTCACTGAAACTTACAGCTTTATTGACAACGATAACGATGTTACTGAGACCGAGCGTTATGCTCCCAGCCTTGAGCAGGAAATCAGAACTATTGAGGGAAATACAATTTTTGATTTTATGCATGATCTATTTTACAACATGCCAACTGGAGAGGATGCAAAGAGGAATTGCTTGCTCGTTTTTCCTAAGAACATAGGAACTTCAGATTCACCCAAGTTTGAAGCATGGAAATCTTATTGCTCTCTTGCGCTTAATACTTTAAGCAGCACAGATAAAAAGCTTACTTGGACAATCAATTTCGGAGCAATTGAAAAGGGTTCAGTGACAATTACTTCCGGAACTCCCAGCTTCACAAAGGCTTAATTGAAAGGATTAAATAATGGAATATACATTTATTTATAATGGCAGGGGTTATGACTTGCCGAGAAAAACTCTTGATGTCACTAAGGCATTAAATGAAATTCTTAATATTGACGGAGCGAATATATCAATTGAAAAGAAGTTCCAGCGTTGCTTGGAGTTTGTTTCCGGGCTTGTTGGAAAAGAGAACACGATTGAGCTTTTCGGAAGTGACGATTTGAAAAAGATTGACCTTTCTGAGCTCTCAATTGTAATCAATTTAATTGATGAAAGTTACGCAAGACCGCTTGAAGAGCTCCAGGCCAGGAGAATGAATGACAAACTTTCCAATATCCCGATCGAGTCCTTGTCGGCGCTGATGGAAACCGTAATTAATGCGGAAAAATCAGCAAAATGATAAATCTAACAAAAACTTCCTTACCAAATACCGTAAGAGTATGCGGTAAGGATTTTTTTATTGAAACAGATTTCCGGATGTGGCTTAGTTTTGAAAATAATTTGAAGGACATCAAAGCAGGCGGAAGTTTTGACGTGACTGATTTTTTTATCGGTGAACCGCCGAGCCACTTTGGAGCAACTCCGGAGGACATTCTTTTGGGAATGCTAGTTTTTGCACATCCTAAGAATGAACTCCCACGAAAAATAAAAAATAATAATGATTCCATCCTGGTAGATTTCACTATTGATGCAGATTTAATATTTGCGGCCTTCCTGCAGCAATATCAAATAAATTTGTTAGATCCAAAGCTGAAACTTCATTGGCACGAGTTCTTGGCATTATTTAATGCATTGACTGATGCGACTTTAATGGCTAAGGTCATGAGTTATCGCGCATACACTAAGAGCTCTGACAAAAAGGATCCTTATGAAGATTTAAAACGTGCATGGGAAATCCGAGTATATAACGCAGAAGAGGAGCACTGCTGGGATGAACTTGATAATTTGTTAAATTGAAAGGACGGTGGTATAAAGGGCAGACGCTTCGTTGGTAATGGATACTAAAATAGATTCTAGCGGAATGAAGAACGGTCTTAGTAAGCTTGGAAGTTTTGCAGGCACATCAATGAAGGTCGTTGGAGCTGCAGTTGGTGCTGCGACTGTTGCTGTTGGTGCTTTTGCTAAATCATCAGTTAATGCTGGCATGACTTTTGATTCATCAATGTCGCAGGTTGCGGCCACGATGGGATATACAACAGATGAGTTAAACAGAGCCGGTTCTGAAGCTTCCGAGACTATGCAAAAGCTCAGCGATTTTGCTCAGCAGATGGGTTCCACAACAGCTTTCTCAGCTTCGGAGGCTGCGGATGCACTTAATTACATGGCACTTGCTGGATATGATGCAGAGACTTCCATGTCAATGCTTCCGAACGTTTTAAACCTTGCAGCGGCCGGTGGAATTGAACTTGCAGCAGCTTCGGATATGGTAACGGATGCACAAACCGCGCTCGGATTAAATCTTGATGAAACTTCACAATTAGTTGATAAAATGGCTAAGGCCGCATCTAAATCAAATACTTCAGTTCAGCAGTTAGGTGATGCAATTCTCACAATTGGTGGAAATGCTAAGAACTTATCCGGTGGAACCACTGAGCTGGCTCAGTCACTTGGCGTTCTGGCAGATAATGGCATCAAGGGTTCCGAAGCCGGCACCCATCTTAGAAATATTATGTTGTCATTGACTCCATCAACGGATGCTGCTGCTGCTGCATGGGATGCTTTAGGTGTAAGCGCTTATGATGCCGACGGAAATCTGCGACCACTGCAGGACACGTTCCAGGACTTATCTAATGCCATGAATGGAATGACAACCGAAGAGAGAACGAATACAATTTCAGCTATGTTTAATAAAACCGACTTGGCTTCGGTCAATGCTTTACTTGCGACGAGCGCTGACAGATGGGATGAATTATCTGCTTCGATTGATGATTCTGCAGGTGCTGCTGAAGCAATGGCGGCAGTTCAGCTTGATAATCTCGACGGTGACATTACTCTTTTTAAATCCGCATTGGAAGGTGCGCAGATTGCTTTGTCTGATGGCCTGACTCCATCATTGAGAGAATTTGTGCAGTTTGGATCAGATGGTCTGTCGAGACTGACCACGGCATTTAAAGAGGGCGGATTTGGAGCTGCAATGGATGAGCTTGGCGTGCTGCTTTCAGAGCTAATATCAAAAGTCACAGATATGCTTCCGGGTTTAATAAGCGCAGGCGCAAGCATTTTAACAGCCATTGTAAATGGAATTGTTCAGAATCTTCCTAAATTAGCAGAGGCAGCTTTATCTATTGCCGATCAGCTTGGAATGGAACTTATAAAATCGGCGCCACAATTCATAAGTGTTGCGGGAGATATTATCAAAACTTTACTCACTGGACTTCAAAAAAATGTTTATAAAATCACCGGAGTTGCAGTAATGATAATTAAACAGATTGCAATAGGCTTTGCAAAATCAGCACCAGAACTTGTCCCAATTGCAGTTGATATACTTACTTCACTGGTTGATGCGCTTGTGCAAGATATTGGGATTTTTGCAGAGTGTGCAATTGAATTAATTTCCGGCCTGGCTGAAGGACTTTTGAATGCGATTCCAGTATTGTTGGAGCATATTCCTTATATAATTTGGTCGATTGCTGAGGCTATTATTGACAACGCACCGCTTCTACTTGATAAAGCCGGAGAGCTAATTGTAAAAATCGGAGAGGCTATTGTTGAGAATATTCCACTGATAATTGAGCTACTGCCGACCATTATTACCTGGATAATTGATGCTCTTGTAATCTTATTCCCGGAATTAATCAGCTCGGTTGTGGGACTTATCGGTCAGATAATATCTGCAGTTTTTTCAACTCTTGCAGGACTTCTCAGTCAGCTTGGTGAGTGGCTCGGAACTATGATTTCGACTGTGGTCCAGTTTGTAAGTCAACTTCCGGAGAAGATGGCATATTGGGCCGGATTTGCAATCGCATCAATGCTTAAGTTTTTCATGGAACTTCCTTCTAAAATTACAGAGTTCTTGCAAAATGTAATTGCTAAGGTCATTAAATGGGGCACTGACTTAGCATTAAAAGCTCCGCAGATCGGTAAAAAGTTTGTAAATGATCTTGTGAATGCAGTAAAAGATTTGCCGAGTAAATTTGCAGAAATCGGTTCGAATATTGTTTCGGGAATTTGGAACGGAATAAACGCCGGATGGAACTGGTTAATCGATAATGTAAAAAATTTAGCTCAGAATCTTTTACAAGGTGCGAAGGACGCACTGGACATCCATTCGCCATCAAAAAAATTCCAGTGGTTGGGCGAGATGTGCGTTGCTGGTTTCGACAAAGGGATTGATGGACTAATGGATAGTAATGCTATTCGTGCAAATATTGATGCAGGCTTTGGAAATATTACAGCCGGAATCAATACTGGCGCCACTGCTGGAAGCATGAATTTCACTCAAATTGTAAACGTAAATAAAGAGGTTGCCACAGCGGATGAAATGGCCAGGGCCATTAGACTTGAGAGCCGCTATGGACTAATGAGAGGAGTTGCAATTGGATAATACAGTTCAAATAAGGCTAGTCCGAGAGGACGGTAAAGAATTTTTGATTGATGGCTCCGACTGGAGGCTGTTGTCAGATGGATTGGAAGGCTTCGGTGAATTCTCGAATAACATTTCAACTGTCAATAATGCGATTTCTGACGGTGGTATTATTACCGCCGCTAGACTTTCAACTGTCGACAGAACTTTCAGCGCTATGTCAAGAAATACAATTTTAAATGATGTATTAAGGCATGAAGCGATTTCATTCTTTAATGCAAAATATTTTTATAAAGTATATGTCACTTATATGGGTTTGACACGTTGGGCTGAGGGAAAGATAGCAAAATTCCAACTTCCGGCGCAAAATATATATAAGGCGATGAAGCTAACCGTGACTTTCCTTTTTCCGAATCCTTATTGGAAGTCATTTGACGATTTTGGAAAGGACATTGCAGAGGTTGAGGGATGCGTTGGATTCCCATATTTATGCGCCAAGGACGACAGTGCGGTTCCACAGGGCTTTACTGCAGGAGTATATAATTTTGCAAAGAAGGTTATTCTTGACAATGATGGAGACGTGGAGACCTATTGTAAAGCAGTTTTTATTGCATCCGGATCTGTTACAAATCCAAGTTTAAAAATTGGCGACGCCTATGTGAAAGTAATTGATGTCATGAAGGGCGGAGATATCCTGGAAATGGATTTCACTTCTAATCCACCAACGATTAAAAAGAACGGAGTGAATTTTATTGGACATTGTGATAGAACGTCGAGGTTTGATGAAATGATTTTAAATCTTGGCGACACGGAGATAGCTTTTGACGCGACGAACGGTTCGAACTTGCTTCAGGTTTCTATTTATTACAATAAGCTATATACAACGATTTAAGGAGGCGATTCCGAATGAGTAAGGCTTTTAATATTATGGCTTTAGATGCTGACTTCGGGATTGTTTCACTGCTGAGATACACAAATCTCCAATGGAATAGAAAATTTCATGAACCAGGGAATTTTTCATTGGAGATTCCACTCGAGCAGTACAGTTCAAGTTATGCATATATATATACCACAGACCGGCCAGAACTTGGTGTAATAAATCAAGTAAATTATATAGATCGAAAAGATTATAAATGCATGGCCATCAGTGGTTACTTCTTAGAAAATGAATTAAATAAGCGAGTTGCTTTTCCTGCCTGCACTTCAAATATTGTAAATGCTCCGACCTGGGTTAATAAGTCGGGTGTGGCTGAGACGGTTGCCTTTGCTTATTTTGAGGCATTTAAGGATTTGACTTTCATTCAAAATGAACAGACCTTTTCTTGCACGCTTGGTATCACTGCCGGAACTGATAAGAAGCGAGGTAAAAATTCCAACCATGAAAGGCAGGGTGAGCTCCTGGGATCTAAGATTTATACAATTTTAAAACCTTCGAGCATGTCATACCGTGTCGCATATGACTTTATAACTAGTAAGAAGGTCTTTAGCTGTTGGACTGGTGTTGATAGAAGCCAAGGAAATACAGACGGAAATAACCCGGTTATTTTTTCCAGCAAAAATGGAACCGTAAAAAGTCCGAATATTTTACAGTCAGATGAGAATTATAAAAATATATGTATTTCGATAAACAAAGCAGCGGAAGGTGAAACGGAGACCATCTATGGAAGAGCATATTTAAACGATGAAGCCTTGACCGGCGACTGGCGTGCGACCTTCTTAAATTCAACAATAAATAAATCTGATTATTCTTCGGACGATAATTTCTTTGCTGCATTAAAAGCAGAACAGGTGTCTACTTTGAATAATTGCGACCGGACCATAAATGTTGAATTTGATGCTGTTGGTAATTCATACGATTACAGAACGGACTTTGAGCTTGGAGATAAATGCAGCTTGGAGTTCCCGGAAGTCGACATCTCTTTTGATGCGATTCTCATTGGATGTTATGAGGTTGTCAAATCTGCCGAGTGGAGTTTGACCTTGGAGTTTGGCACTCCTATATATTAAATGAAAGCGAGGTTTATATTATGATTGGTTTTCCTTTAGATTCACATGTCACCTATAAGGGCGACGGAACTCCGGTGTACGATAGAGCAATTAGCTCTGCACCACTTAGAAAGATTTTTAAAAAGTTACTAACTGACGGCGTTCTTCCTAATCCTTCAAATAATATGAAGGTGCAGGCAGGAACTGGAATGCAGGTCATTGTTAATCCTGGCTTCGCAAATGTTGACGGTTGTCTGAAGCTTGAGGATTCTCAGAGGACTTTAGTGGTCCAGGCTTCAAGCACAAGCTATGACCGAATTGACACGGTTGTGCTTCGTTTGGATGCAAATGACGATGTTAGAGAATGCGATTTTTATATTGTGGCAGGCACTCCTGCATCAACTCCGGTGAGACCTAGTCTTAGCAGAGGCGAGTCCATTTATGAAATCGGACTTGCAGATATTTTTGTTGGAGCGAATTCGACAGCTATTACAAACGATAAAATTACAGATACTCGTTTGGAAACTGCACGCTGTGGTGTAATTTCATCAATTTCAGAATTTGATACTGATAATATTTATGATCAGATAATGGCTGACCTTGCAAGTTTCAAAGCAAATGAGCAGGCTGAGTTCCTTGCGTGGTTTGAGGACCTTAAGAATATTTTAGACGATAATGCTGCAGCAAATCTCCAGAATGAAATTGGGACCTTGACTTTATTAAGTACAACCGCAAAAAGTAATCTTGTCGCAGCAATTAATGAAGTGAAGTCCGACGCTGATTCTGGCATCGCTTCGGTCGAGAGTGATGTTTCAACTCTTGAAAGCAGCATGACAACTGCCCAGGGAGATATTTCCGCATTAAATCAGAGTTTATCGCAATCTTTGGTTGATATTGACCTAAAGTTCGATACCGCAACAAATAAGCCTATGTATAGACAACATGGCGTTGGTGAATTTGTAAATTTTAGTGGTGGCTTTAGCAACCCTATAACGATTGTTAAAGCCGATTGGTCAAGTGATACTTCATACACATTTACAAGTGATTACAGTACAGTAATTTTTATAGTTAATACAGGTGGTGCTAAAAATGGAATTCCCACTATTCCCGATACTGTATTAAAACTAAATGGAACTACTATCACAAAGGTTATGCAAATAGACTCACAAACTTATTCAAGTAATATCTATGGACGTGTGGGAACTCACTTGTTTGTGCTTAATGACGTAAAAAGTGGCGACAAAGTAACCATGACCAACACAATATCTTATGGTGCTTTTGGTCAAGAGTGATGCTAATCTTTGAAAAATACAAAGATAGTATTCTCTGAATTATAAAACCTATCATAACCAATTCTAAATGAAGTATCGCTTAATTTAGCAATTACAGGGTATGAATTGTTATAATTAAAAATTACACTTCCGTCAAAATAAAAACTAGACAAACCACCAACCATAAGTGCCCAAATAATATAAGGTGGTTTATCAAAA